TCATGGGGGCGTGCTTAAGAGCACACTCAACGCAGCGTTCTGCAGGGATAATTCGGTGAATAGTGTTGCCTTTTTCGTCTGCTTCAGGTTTAAGGTAGTGCTCCATGTAATATTCCCCATACAGGAGCCGGTTTTCTTTTGATAAGCACGGGCATGTTTTAGGGCGGCATAGAGGGTATCCCCGAACTTGATTGTCCGGTTGGAACTCTCTGTTTTAGTGGTTCCAAAATACCAAGCAGATTTTTCTTCCTTCTTTCCCTTTTGCTCCAGGACTTTCCGGACATCCACACCATAGTTTCGTTTTAGGACAGCCTTATTGACTGTAAGAGTGCGATTTTCCAGGTCGATATCATCCCAGGTAAGCCCGAAAGTCTCACTGATGCGCAGACCTGTGTAATAGCCTATTAAAAGGGGGAGATGAAAAATATTATCTTCCGGAAAACGCTCCAAGATGCGTTTGAAATCATCCGGAGAGATTATATAACGCACCTTTGGTTTACGCTCGAATTTTGGCATCCTGACGCGTTGACAGGGGTTTTCGCGGACGAATGACAAAGGTTCTATCGCATATTCATACGCAGCTGACAGCACGGATAGTATACCTGTCACGGATGCCTGGCCAGACCTTGAACTTTGAGCCGGTTGACATATTCCTGTATGGACGCGGTGGCAAGGGAGCGCAAACGGTAGGAGCCAAACTGGGGTTTGAGATGATTTTCTATAATCTGAATATATCCAAGCTGGGTGTTATATTTAAGGTTCATTTTACAGTAGTTGTCAAACCAGTAGTCCAGATAATCGGCGACACTGATGTCGGCTGGTGTGAAGGTTTGTCCAGAATTGTTATATTCGCTCATAGCCTGGGTGCCGGCCTTAATTGCATCGTCCTTGGTGCGAAAACCGCCTTTCATGACGGATTTGCGTTTACCATTGACTGGAGCGGCCTCGAAGCTGTATTGCCAAGTGGAGCCACGTTTTCTTGTTCTGAGTTGTCCCATTTATCATCCATCCTTTCTATCGAGTTGCGATATTGCAACTTTAAAATTAGTATAAAAAATACGCCCCTTGCCAGGACGCTCCGAGGATGATATAATTTATTTGCGAGATAAAGTATATCTTCCCGGCATATCCGGCAAGAGAAAATCTATGTGAAAGCCGTTCTGGTTCCAGCCAGAGCGGTTTTCATTTCTATGTAACTATAAATATCAAAATTATCATTATGGGCTATTTCGTTTAGCGACTTGATATATAGTCCCATCCGTTCTTGTTGCCTTTTTGAGATAAGCTGTAAATCATTGATATCCACCCCACTATAGTATTGAAGAATTTCATATTTCAAACTTTCGATTCGATATTTTATAACCGCCGGAGGGACACAACACAACTCGGCGGCATAACGTTTAAACTCGTTGATATCTCCGCGCTTCGGATTATTTCCAACGCATTCTTTCAAAAGTGGAATGAAAAATCTGTAAGGAACAAAAAATTCTGCTGCTCCCTCATTCGCTTGCCATTCTAAAAATGGATCTTGATTGGGTGCCGTGCTTCTGTCAAAGCAGTTAAAAACTTTCTTGTTCAGATTACGATGTATGGCAAGGTGAACCATTTCATGACCACAATCAAAGTTTTGTTCTATTTCTGAACGTTTACTATTTAATAATATTATGTCTGGTTGAGGTCTTGCTCCTGGATAACTCATTCCGCGCAGCCCTCGGGTTTTAAAAGGAATTCTTTCTAATTTTATTCCGTAGTCCCAGCGCCTGACAATATTTATACCATATTGGCATGGAGCAAATACTAAGAAACACTTCATACGTAAAATTTTTTTATACAATAGTTCTTTCTCTGATTCCAATCATTTCTCACCTCTTAATCTTTTAATTGTATCTAGCGCAAGTCTAATATCATCCGGATCAATCCCGCTGTCCTGAGCTTCTTTGGCATATGAAAGGTATATACCTTTTATGTCGCCAAAAGGATTAGGGCGTTCTTCTCGTTTTTTATCGCTTCCTGTCATCAAATAATCAACAGATACTCCAAAGTAGTCTGCAATTTTTTTTCATAGTATCTGATTTCGGGGTGCTTCGCCCTCGTTTCCAATCGCTAAGTGTAGTCTGAGCTACACCAGTCTCTTTAGACACTTTGTAGGGAGTTACATTATACTTCTCCAATAATTGTGCAAAAATCTCATACATATTTTGTTCACCTTTCACAAAAAAGCAAAATTTACTAAAGATATGCGAAATACTATTGACTACGTCGCATAACTGTAGTATAGTATGAGCATGCAGAACAAACGCGAAGTTAAATTCTGTATGCTACGAAATGTTATTACTTTGTCTGGTAAACATAGTATATCACATTTCCGTAGTAAATACAATACTAAAAGGAAAGGTGGTGTATTTTTTGTACGAAAATTTGAGAGTCTGCTTAAAGAAAGAAATCTTACTCCTTACAAAGTCTCACTTGCGACAGGAATTGCCCAGTCATCATTATCTGATTGGAAACGTGGTATAAGCAAGCCGAAGGTGGACAAGCTCAAAATCCTGGCGGACTACTTCGGTGTCCCAATCGAGTATTTTCTGGAATGAAAAAAACACATGTTGATATTATGACTATATCATTATATCGGGTTCGTGTCAATGGGAAGAGGAAGGAGGTGCCCCCACATGGTAGAGCCATACAAACCACTGTACACGGTGAAGGAGGCGGCGGGCGTCCTTAAGGTTAATTCCAGCATGGTATACAAACTAATCAAAAGTAGGAAACTCCCATGTCTGCTGCTGGGACAGAAGAAGATACGGGGAAGTGACTTGGAACGCTTCATTGAAAAGTATCCTATTGAGGGAGGTGATGCTAATGTACAGACATGATTACACCGGTGCCCAGGTCGTCCGAATGCGGCGTCAGCTGCGGGCCGAGAGGGCAGAACTGCTATGGCTTTACAAGCTGCTGGCCGTGGCGATTATCCTGTGTGCGGTACTAACCGGGACGCTGCTGGCCGTGGCGCAGACGGCAGGGATGTTGTAAGGGGGAGGACAAGCATGAGCAGACGAAGGAATGGCACCAACCGGGCCGGGGCTGCCATCGGCGTAAATATTTACACCGGGAAACTGGCTCCGAGAAAGAAAAAGAACCTGCCGGCGGCAACCGGACAGGCTCAGGTACATAGAAAATAATCATACCAACATTATAAAGCAAAAGTGGAGGAAATGCAAGATGGATAATAGTGACAAAATTTATATTGCGAGTGAAACGTTTCAAGAACTTTGTGAATTAAAAGGTCGTGTTACAGCATTTGAAAGGTGGCTGAATCGCGAACGATATTCAGTCAGCAAGGAAGATTGTGCCGCTATACTGGGGCTTGAGCTTTCTCAGAAGGAGGACGAATGATCCGGTATAACTGCGACCTGTGCGGCTGCTATCTGGATCCGGGTGAAGGCCTGCTCTGCGACGAATGCAGACAGAAGGTCCGGGAAAAGGCACTCAGAGGTAGGAGAACACAGGGATTATACAAGAAGGCAATGGAAACCAGGTAGAAATGATTTTACAGGAGGCGGAAGCATGGTTAAAAGCGCAACTGAATTAAAAGCAGGAGATGTCATCCGTTTTGAATATGGGGACTATGATAACTGGGCGGAATGCACAGTTAAAGAGGCCGTAACAGTGGGGAACACGGTCAATGTGAAGGGCAGCCGCATGGGAATGAATTATGAATTGGAGTTTGGCCCGAAAGAGAAAGTGCAGGTGTTACAAAATGGAGAAACTGAAATTTAGGTGCCTAAAGGCAGATGAAATTGACTGCCGGATTGCGACAGTCAGAGCCAACGGTATTACACTACTGCTTTACAAGGATGCCCGCGTAGACCAAAACATACTGGATGAAACGGTCGGGCCGATGAACTGGCAGCGGCGGCATTGCAGGGAGAATGCAAACTGCATCGTATCCATCTGGGACGATGACAAGCAACAGTGGATTGAGAAAGAAGACACCGGAACAGAAAGCTATACAGAGAAGGCAAAGGGGCTTGCCTCTGACAGCTTTAAACGTGCCTGTTTTAACTGGGGGATTGGCCGGGAATTATATACGGCCCCCTTTATCTGGATTGGAGACAAGGACTGCAAGATAACGGCAAAGAAGACAGGTGGAAAAGAGGCATATACCTGCTACGATAAATTTTCGGTCAGCCAGATCGGATATGACAGCGAAGGCAGAATCGACGTCCTGGAAATCCAGAATGTCAGGACGTGCAAAGTGGTGTACCACATAGGTTCCGGGCCAAAAACGGAACCTATCGAGGAGACAGGCAAACAGGAAGGACTGACAGAAACACAAATTAACACGCTGCTAAACGAACTTGTGCGAACCGGAATCGGCGTGAGAAGCATATGCACGAACTACAAGGTAGGCCAGCTCTCACGTTTGAACATGGAACAATTTAAAGATGCCATGAATCAGCTACGGGAGAAGCCGGATAAGCCGCAGAAAAAAGAACCAGATCCCGAGACGATCCCGCCGGATGATGACTGTGGGCTGCCGTGGAATTAAAGAGGAGGTAGAAGCATGAATTACTTCACCGATATAACCGGTTATCGGGCGGCCGGTGACGGCGTTGACCTGCTGGTCCATCTTCCCCAGGATATCCGATACCTTATCAAACGCCAGAATATCCGCCACGCAGAAGTGATTCTGGATGATGGCCGCCATATCTCCATCGAACAGCGTAAGAAGATATATGCCACGCTGAGAGACATCAGCGACTATACCGGAGACCCGCCGGAAGTGACAAAAGAGTGGATGAAGTACTGTTATATCGAAAAGACGGGATGCCAGTATTTCAGCTTATCAGGCTGTTCTGTGACCACGGCAAGGGAGTTTATCAATTTCCTGATGGATGTCTGCCTGCGTAACGGAATTATCCTAACGGAGAGCGGCCTGAAGCGTACGGACGATATCGATGCATATTTAATCCAGTGCATCCGGTATAAGAAATGCTGTATATGTGGCCGCCCCGCAGACGTCCATCATGTGGATGCGATTGGGATGGGAAACGACCGGAGGAGCTATGACGATAGTGATAGCGAGATTATTGCACTATGCCGGGGACATCATGTACAGGCCCACAATCTTGGAAATATCCGATTCATGGAGCGGTACAAGGTGTACGGAATCAAGAAATATCAGACAGTAGAAACAGAAGACTTTGGGAGCTTCGGAGAATTTATCAAGGTATAATGCCGCAGGATTATACATAGCAACTATCAACTTTCATGCACTTTTTAGGTTAGTATATCACGATACAATGCCACTTAAGTGTAACAGGCGGTCAGACCGAGGCCGCCTGTATCCTCCGGATGGGAGGTATGAAGGATACCGGGGCAGATTAGCATATTTGACAGGATAGGCGGTGGTTAAGTGGGAAAAGCACAAAGGGAAAAAGGCAAGCGCGGTGAACGGGAGCTGGCTGGGATTTTGCGGGACTATGGATATGACACCCGGAGAGGGCAGCAATTTTGCGGCGCAGATGGTTCTGCTGAGTGGTGGGACTGCCGGGAATCCATATTGAGTGCAAGCGAGTTGAAAAGCTGAACCTCCTGGATGCAATGGAGCAGGCAAAACACGATGCCAGGTCAGGAGAGCTCCCAGCAGTATTCCACCGCAGGGACCGGACAGAATGGCTTGCAACCATGCGCTTGAAAGACTGGATTAACCTTTACAGGGAGTGGGAGGCAGGTCAAAAATAGAAGGTAGGTGATGGCCTACATGAATTATATAGGGCTGCTGAATTTATTTTACGAACGCATCCAGTGTAGCCGGGTTTCCAATAACGGACAGTTGCTTTATTACACCTTACTGGCAATAAACAACAAATCTAGTTGGTCGGACTGGTTCTCTAGGACAAACGTAAGCATAAGCGGCATGATGGGCGTCAGCGAAAAAGCATTTATTAACGCCAGGGCAGAATTAAAGCATCTCGGTTTAATCGATTTTATCCCTTCTAAAAAGAGAGGGGAATGTACTAAATACTGCATTTTGTACCCAACAAATTACAGTACAAAATGCAGTACAAACGACAGTACAAAAGAAGTACAAACGACAGTACAAAGTACAGACATAAATAAACTAAAACATAAAACAAAAGAGTATATCTAACGATATACCAGAAAAAACGGATTTTTCTGACCAGTACACCACGATTCAGGATTTATATAATTCTGTTTGCGGGTCGTATCCTCGCCTGGTGAAACTGTCGGAAGCCCGAAAAAGGGCAATCCGCGCGAGGCTTAATACCGGGTATGCCGTGGATGATTTCCGCCGGCTGTTTGAAACAGCGGAGCAGAGTGATTTCCTGAAAGGGAAAAACAACCGGAACTGGAGGGCAACCTTTGACTGGCTGATTAGTGATGCCAACATGGCCAAGGTGCTTGATGGAACTATGAAAACAGGAGAAAGGAGGCAATAGCAGATGCTCCAGAAGGGCGATCAGCAGCAGATTACTATCGGCAGTATATGTGCAATGGCGACAGTGAAGCAAGTGGAACCGTACCAGGATAAGGGCGTAACAGGTGCCTTTGTGATATTTGATATTCCAGGATATGGCGAAACGCAGCCGTTTTGGTATGACGAAAAGACAAGCTATGCCCAGATGCGCCGAAGCCGGAGCGGGATGCCGAAGGAATATACATACAAGCGCGGCAAGGATTTTAACTGGGATTATTACCAGGATGATACCGGACCACAAAAAAATATTGCCAATGCTTTTATTTCCCGTTACGAAGAATTTAGACGCTCCGGCCGTGGTTTATATATCTACTCGGCTACGAAGGGCAGCGGGAAAACCTTACTTGCCTGTTGTCTGGCGAATGAAGTAATGGAACGATATAACGCGGTGGTGAAATTTATTCAGGTATTAGATTACATTGACCTGATAAAGCGAAAAGATGAAGACGCGGACATGGAGCGCCATAGTCTGAAACGCTGTGGGCTGTTGATTCTGGACGATGTCGGGGTCCAGACAGAAAAGCAGGAATGGATAAACAATGCGTTATTTTCGCTGGTTGATGAACGTTACCGGAATTTGCTGCCGACATTGTACACTTCCAACGTGCCAATCGAAAAAGCTTCCGGGGATGACCGTATTCAGAGCCGGATTTACGGGACAAGTATTCCCATGCTGCTACCGGAGGTATCGGTGCGGGACCAGCTGGCAGACAAATACCGTGATGAGTTTTTAAGGACTGTGCTTAATTGACGAAAGGAAAGCGTGGATATGGGATGTGATAAAACAGTGAAAACAAAAGAGCGAGTGAGACAGGCGATTGTTGATTACATACAGGAGCATGATTACCCGCCGTCTAATCGCGAGATTGCCGAATTAGCTTATTGTGCGCGGTCTGTAGCCCATCAATATGTGCTGGATATGCTGCGCGACAGTGAGTTGGAGAGTGATCACCCCGGTAAGGCGCGTACTTTACGGTTACCGGAACGACGCAACAAGATAGATAGTAAAACACTGGCAGATGTCATATCAGGATTGTCTGGCTGCGACGGAGAGGATGATTATGCCAGGGGCTGGGATGATGCCTGCGAAACAATCTTGCGGGAAATCGAAGAGATGAAGATTTTCGGAAGGAAGGTGCCAGATGAGAAAGGTGCAATGGTGTGTAAAATGTAAAAAGTATCATCTTTTTGATGATGTAAACTGGAAATATAACTGGAAACAGAGAACATGGGAGTGTTTGAAAACTGAGGATTTGGAGGTGTAAGATGCCAAAGAGGACACCAGATAACTGTAAGTATATTAAGTGTCATGGGGAGCCGGGACGAGATAGCAATGGTAAGTGCATGGGGTTTAGTCGTGCCAACGATGATGAGCCTATAGAGGTGTGCAAGCGGTGCGTATACTGCACGGCGCATAATGAAGAGTAGAGGAGTAGAAAATGAGAAAAGTACGATTAGTCAAGGTTGTGATACCGGAGATAGTGGCCTATATGGGACCAGGTCCGGACATTGACAACATGGAACCGGATTACCAATGCCCGGAATGTGGGTTTGGCGTAGCAGATGATTACATGTTCTGTCCACACTGTGGGGTGGAACTTGATTGGAGACATGTACGTATGCTAACAGAAAGATTTAGAAAATTGGCGGAACGATTGTAAACATTGTGTTGTCCTATCTAAGTGAATACAGGAAAGCAGAACAGGGGATAGAAGGTTTTGTTAGGTGGATATGAATAAGCATCATTGTAATAAATGTCCTTTGTATGAGGTGATATTAAAAAGATATCCGTCAGGATATTTTAATATAACGGTATGTACTAAATACAAACAGCAGCTTTATTACTTGGCTGGCGAAGAGAATGAATCTCCACATATATGTGGGGAATGTGCAAACAGTTTTTCTTATGTGAAATGAAGATTTAAAGGAGAAAAAGGATGGAGAAGTTAAATCCGTGTCCGTTCTGCGGAGGGAAAGCAATATTCAACACAACATCAATCAAGAGTAGCCATTATTCTTGTGGTTTTGATTTTAAAATTGAATGCAAGGATTGTGGCATTAAATTGCCATCGAGTTTTACAATGGATTTTAAGCTAACAGAAGATGGAGAAATAAATATATTGAATGATCTTCGTCCGCAGGCAATCAGAACGTGGAATATGCGGATAAATTGACATTTGGAGGAGCAGTATGAAAGCGATAACAATATGGCAGCCGTGGGCGTCACTTATTGCCTGTGGTGTGAAAAAATATGAGACACGGAGTTGGGCAACGAAGTATAGGGGACCGATTGCGATACATTCAGCGCTGAAACCATTTGTGAACTGTTGGTCTTGGTCCACATCTGCAAGAGCCAGAGAAGTCATCTTGCGGAGAATGGGGCTGACAGAAGATTTTGAACCTGAGAAATATTTTCCGCCAGGATGTATTCTTGCCACGGCAGAACTTGTGAATGTCTGGTATATTGTACACCATCCAGGTACCAATATTGATGTGGCGAAAGGCATTCCTGTTGGGGCAGAGAGTGTTACCACAGACAAGCACGCTCCAGACTTTGGAGACTTTTTCGTCCCTTCTTCCGATGAAATGGCACTGGGAGATTGGACACCTGGTCGATATGCATGGGAACTTAGAAACGTTAAGCCGCTTTCGGCGCCGGTTCAGGCAATGGGACGGCAAGGACTTTGGAACTGGGAAATTGACATTTGAGAGAAATCCGTTGGGGAGATGGAAAGTGAGCTGGATGAACGGATGAAAGGGAGAGGACAATGACAAACTATGAGAAATACACTGGCACGCTGGAACGGTTCGTGGAGCTTATTATCCAGATGGGCTGTGAGAGTGGTGTTGGAGAGGAACTGACAAGGCAGTTCTGCCGGGGAGGTTGCAGCGGAGATGATGAAGAGGCAGTTTGCACAGATGAAAACCTGAGAAAATGTATTATAACTTGGCTGCGAAAAGATGCAGAAGAAGCAAAACACCACCTGGAGTTGCTGGCCTGCTACGGGTGCCGGTATAAAGAGGACTGCGAAGGGCCCTTCGAGCATGGGCGGCCGATGTGTGATGAGCGACATGTGGATGCAGTAGAGTTTGCAAAGAGGTTAACTGAGGAATTAACAGAGTAAAACAGGAAGGGGACCGGAGCGGTGAAGCTATATCAAATACGTGTACATGCCAGCGAAGTAATCAGCGTGGAGGCTGAAAACGAAGAAGAAGCGAAAGAAGTCGCAGCAGAATATAGCGATTTTTCCACGGTGGATTACTGCGAAGTAGAGAGCGAAGAAATAAAAAAGTGAAGGGAGGCGGAGCTGCGGCCGGCGAGAGATGCATCGGACTCCTTTCAAAATGAGAAAAACAAAGGAAGTATATCATTCAAGGGTGTATACAAATCGTCCAGCATACGCTGACTTTGATGCGCCAAATAAATTCCAGGCAATACAGTCAATTATTGCAAAACGGCTGAGGGAACATCCGAATGCGATATGTTCTTATTCTGGCGGAAGCGACAGCGACATACTCCTGCACTTGATAGAGCAGGTGAGAAAGACATTCGGGTTTCCGCCGGTCAAATACGCATTTTTTAATACAGGACTCGAGATGCAGGCAATAAAACGTCATGTGCGAGAAATGGAATCGTTATATGGTGTTACGATCACCGAGTATCGCCCGAAGAAAAACATCGTGCAGGCTACAAGGGAATATGGGCAGCCGTTTGTTTCAAAAATCATGTCTGCGGGATTAGAAGGTATCCAGAAAAAGAATATTCCGTTATCTATCCACGACGAATACATAAATGCAGAGGACAAGGCGGAAAAGCGGGCAGAACTTAAAGAGCGATACCCAGGATGCGAATCGACGATTAACTTTTTGTGCTGTTGCAATTCCGCAGGAGAGGAGCGGCCAAACATACAGCTTGTAATCAATTCCTCCAGGTATATGTTGGATTTTATTACCGATAACCCGATCCCATTCAGGGTCAGTAATCGATGTTGCGATTATTGCAAAAAGCAGGTGGCGCATAACGTACAGAAGTCCTATGACATGGTGATTACCGGCGAGCGCCGGGACGAGGGAGGCATGCGATCTGTTCCCAGGAAGGACAATACATCAATGTGTTTTCTGAGACGGCTGAAGGAAAGTATAGGCTCCGGCCTCTGTTTTATGTATCTGACGCAGACAAGCAGTGGTATAAAGATTACTACCATATCCGCTACTCAGATGCCTATGAGGTGTATGGATTAACACGGACCGGTTGCTGCGGATGCCCCATATCGGCCAAAGCGACCGAGGACCTGGAGAAGATACGGCCGCATGAACCAAATTTAGTAAAAGCTGCGTGGGCTGTGTTTGGCGACAGCTACCGATACCGCAGGCAGTATGACATATATAGGACTTACAGGAGCGAATGGGATAACGAAAAAAAGAAAACCCAAAAAGAAAAATATGTTTTGATGACTTAGAGGGGCAGATGTCGATTTTCGATTTTCCAGAATGTCTGCCAGAGAA